TCCTTCTGAAGCCGCCGACCTGCTGCAAGTCTCGCGCAAGACGCTTGACCGGATGCGAGCCGAGGGCCTGAAGTTTGTTCTCGTGCGCCGCTCCATCCGCTATCGTGTCGACGATCTGCAATCTTACATCGAGTCCCGCATATGCCATTCCGCCCCAAAGGCTCCAAAAACTGGCATTACGACTTCCAAATCCGGGGTTGTCGATTTCATGGCTCTACTGGCACGGAAAACTTCGAAGAAGCCAAGGCGCTAGAGGCCGAGGCCCGCGTTGCCGCGAAGTCCCAGGCCACCGCCCCCACCGGCATCTTCACCCTGTCCGAGGCTTTGGGCACCTATTACGCCGATGTGGCCAGCCGCCAGCCCTCTGCCCGCACGATGCTGTCGCACGGCAAGGCGCTGACCTCGGTCATCGACCCCAAGACCCGCTTGACCGATCTGACGGCCGCGATGATCCAGCGCCACGTCTCGACCCGCCGTGCCACCGTCGCCAACGGCACCGTGAACCGCGAACTGCAAACCCTCGGCCGCGCGCTGCGCCACATGGCCCGTGTCCATGCCGCCACCGTCCCCACCCTTGACCTGCGCGCCGCCGAGACGGCCGAGCCGGAAGAACGTGTCCGCGAACTGACCCGCGCCGAACAGGACCGCCTGTTCCAGCACCTGCGGGCCGATCTTCACCCCCTGGTCACCTTCGCCCTGATGACCGGCGCGCGCGTCTCGGCGATCTGCAACCTGCGCTGGTCAGACGTCGACCTTGATGCCGGCATTCTGATCCTGCGCGAGAAAGCCTCCAGCAAGAACCAAGGCGCCAAGCAGCACCGCTTCCCCATCAACGCCGAAATGCGCGCCTTCCTGTCCAGCCTGCCCAAGGCCACCGCCCTGCCCCATGCCCGCTATGTGCTAACCTATCTCAGCCACCGCACCAAGGATCCGCAGCGCCACCAGATCACCCCGACAGGCGGCATCATGGAAGACTTCAAGGCCGCCCTGGTCGCGGCCGAAGTGCAAGATTTCCGCTTCCACGATCTGAGGCACACTTTTGCAACACGGCTGCTGAGGCAGACAGGCAACCTGAAGCTGGTCAGCCGGTTGCTGGGTCACACCCAGATCGAGACAACGATGCGCTACGCCCACGTGCTGGACGATGACCTACGCCAGGCGTTGGATGGGTATGCTGTGACGACCAAAGCCGAGAAGGGCAAAGGAGTGAAACATGGATGAATCGACGAGATCAGACGAGCAATGGAAAGTCGATGCGGCACTTCGCGATTTGGCTCAAAACCTCTTGAGGTGCCTTTCCGGCGGCGATGCTGGGAAATGGAACGAACTGATGCCGTCCATCTACAAGGCAGCGATCGCTGACCAAGACTATCGCGCAAAAACGGGCCATTCTGTTCCGGATGAAGCTCTCAAGTCGGCGCTCGAATGGGAGATGGATTACTGGAAGCAGCGCGAGGGAATGGCAGCGGACCATCGGCTGCATCTGGATGCCGAACATCAACTTGAGCGCGCCTTTAGCAGCGCCCTGCGCATAATTGCCTATAAGATATCTGGAACGCCACGCGCGCTTCAGGACAAGGCAAAGCGCGACTTTCTTGCGAGACTTGAAGCGCGTGAAGCTGCATTAAAAGCTTACCGCAACGCACGTTGATATCGGTCGAGTCCCGAAGAAATCCCCGAAGTCGGCCGCAACCAATTGATATTGCTAAGTCGCGTCTGGCTTCCCAAGCTGAATACGGGGGTTCGATTCCCCTCACCCGCTCCAATCCGCACCAGCCTTACAGCGTTGATAATACTGCGTAATATGCCATTATCCGCACGAACGCGCACCACCTCCAAAACCGGAACACTTTGCCAACTTTGGCCAGTTTTGGCCCTTTCTGGACACCGAGTCCCGAAGAAAGTCCCGAAGCACGTTCCGGATTCGGTCCAACTGGAAATGACAAAACGCCCGCCCCGGCGTGAACCGAGGCGGGTTGGATATCACCAGCGCCAGAGCCAGCGCCGGTGGAACGGCCTGCGGCGGCGTTTCACTTGATCGCGCCGAGGATCAGCTTTTGCAACTTGGCCTTGGCGATGTTCATCAGCACGCCGTCCGGCGCACCAAGCTTCTTGATGGCGTCGGGGGCCGAGGCTTTGGCGTGGCTGATGGCATCAAAGATGATCTGGCTGGGCGCCGCATCGGGCGCATAGGCTGCACCCACGCCGGTCTCCAGCGCCTTGTGGAGGGACTCGCGGGCGAGGGCCTCGATGTCCAGGCCGGTCTTGGCCTTGATGGCGCGCTGCGCGGTGGCGAAATATGTGCCGGCCACCGCGAACAGGGCGGTGAACAGCCAGACAAGGGCATCTTGGATCAAGGGGCCGAAGACGCTCGAGAGGTCGAGAGTGGGTTGCATGCTCATTCCTTTCAGGATGATGCGGCTTGATAGGCCGCGATGAAATCTGCCTCGGCCATGGTGCGGATCGGCTTGAAGACGACCCGCCCCGATGTCGTGACCTGCCAGACGTTGACCGGACCCGCCGGATAGTTGCCGGTCTTGAACAGGGCTTGCTCTTTCTTCCGGCGGGCCACGACCTCGGGCGGTTTGACCCAGGACATGAAGCCGGTGATGGCACTCAGCCTGTCACCCCGGTTCAGGGCCTTGACCAGCGAGGCCTTAGCGATCGCCCCGGTGTTGTAGTGGAATGAGACCAGCGCATCGAACTCAGTCTGGGTGACTGGCACGGTCAGCGCAGCCGCCACGGCTGCGGCATAGCGGGCCAGATCGTGGCGGAAGATCTGGACAGTGGCGCTGATGACCCCGTCCAGATCGGCAGGCATGCCGCGCGCCATGGCGGCGGGATCGGGTGCGCCGGCGGCCTTGGTGTGGCCGATGCCCCAGGTCCAGACCCCGACGCTATCGAGATAGGGGCCGGGCACGATGCCCTCCGCGCAGGCGATGGCAAAGGCGCCGCGTGGGCTGATGGTCTGGGTCATGTCCGGTGTCCTCCGCCCTGGCGCGCCACCTCAAGCTGGACGGACCGCTGCACCTCCAGCAACTCGGTCAGGCAGCGCTGCATCGTGTTCGTATGGCCCGCCACGGCCTCGAAATATTCAAGGTTCTGGCGAAACATCGCGACTTGTTCGGTCATCAGCCGCTCCAGCGCGCCGTCACTTTTGCCAGCGGTCAGCAGAGCTGCGATTTCCTTGCGCAGAAGGAACGCGACCAGAATGAACGGCGCGGCCCAGGGCGCGCTGTCCAGCGCCTTTTGCATCAGATCGGTTTCCAAAGTTGCAGCCCCTTCCAAGCGTTCAGACAATCGCGGGCGGCATTCAGCGCGCCCGCCAGAAGAAAAATCCCGATCCAGCCATAGGTATAGGAGGCGCTGGACCCGGCCCCCTGCCAGACCGCGAAACCCGCGATTCCGGTGTTGAACAGCATCGCGGACAGCCGCAGGAACGGGCTGCCCCACCAGTTGCCGTTGATCCGGATGCCCAAGGCCCAGATGACGGCCGCCGTCACCATGGCCTCGGCCAGGGCCAGCTGGCCGTGATAGCGCAGGCCCAGCCAGGCCAGCGGGGCCTTGCCGCCGATAGCATCGACAAAGCCGACATAAACGCCCAGTCCGCCGATGTAGAGGGCGCTGCAGACCTCGATCTGCCGCTGGCGCGGGTAAAGGTAACGCTGGCTCATGGGGGCCTCAATCGTTGTGGTGGCTGCGGGTGATGCCCTGCGCCGTGACCACAGCATCCTCTGCCGGGTTCAGCAGACGGAGCTGGTGATGTGTGCGGTCCGCCAGCCGATGACTGGCGACAGGTCCGAAAGACCTAAACCCTGTCTTTCGTTCGATCAGATGATCAGGTCAGCCTCATGGTAACCCGGCGTCCGTATGCGGACATCAGCACGGCCATTGCCGTCAAAATCAATCCAGACGGCATCTGCCAACAACAGTATGTCACCAGCGCTTCGAGTAAACTGCTCTACCACCTGACCGTCGAAGGCCGAAAGGTCGATATGGTCGAACGCCGATTGAAAGCCGAAGATCACATCACGACCACTGTCAGACGTAAAAACGAAAACGTCCGCCCCCGCTCCGCCGTTCAGAACATCATTGCCAGCCCCGCCCGATAGCGTGTCGCGGCCCTGACCCCCAAAAAGCGCATCGGAACCGCTGCCCCCGAAGACGAAATCGTTACCCGTCATCCCGCTGATGCGATCATTGCCGTCTTCGCCCTTGAGCGTATCCCGCCCCGTCCAGCCCCAAACGATATCCCCATCCGATGTCCCAATGATCTGATCAGCATGCACGGTCCCACCGATGAAGTGGCCCGACGCCTGCGCCTTTACCTGCCCGACAATCGCATCCGCGACGGCGTTCATCGCCATAGTGTTCATGTGATAGGTATCAATGTACAGACTTCTCGGAAGGAACCCGGCCACCACATCACCGTGATCCTCGGCAGTGGTTGCCAAAGCCCGCAGCGCTGGCCAAGGGTCGAAGATATGGTTCGGCCCGTAGATCTGGGCTGCCTCTGCGGCGAGGTCCCTCATCTCGCCAGCAAGTGTGGTTACCCAAGTTGGATCCTCAAAGTCCCGCACAGTTGGGATGCCAGGCATGATCAGTAACCACGGCCGATCCCCCATGGCCGCCGCGATCAATCCGATATCTGCGAGCGTTTGGTCGACCGATATCATCCCGTTCGATGATCCATCCCAGATCACCAGGCAGTCAGTGCTGTGTTGGTCGGCGTCAGCCACAATTCGCGCGACGATTTCGACGAATGCGGCGCCACCGATCGAACCATCAGAGAGCGTTAGATTTGCTTTGGTCGCCAGAATCTGCGCCAACCGCACCCCATAGGCACCATCCATATAGCTGTCGCCCTCAGTCCAAATACCCATTCTTCATCTCCCAAAAAGCCAGTGGACTATGACCTTCAGGGCCCAGACTTCCAACCTGAATCGGAAGTCACTACCGCTATGAGCTCCACAACTAAGCCATCATCAACAGCGCCACGGCCCAGACCGCAGCGCCGCAGATAATGGAGTGGGCAAGCCAAGGCATCATATCGGGCTCGCCGTGAACGTGTCGCCGTAGAACCGTCCGCCGCTCGCGAAGTCGGTCTGCCATTGCGCATAGTCGATGGCGTCCACTTCGGCATAGGTCCGGCCCGAGACGGTCAAATCCTCCAGGTAGAGGCGATAGAAGATGAACGAAGGGGCGGCGGTAGTTCCGGCGAACAGACCGCTGTAGGCGTTCAAGTTGCCCCAGAGTGCAAGCTGTTGCCGTACCGTGGCGATGGTCCCCGTCTGACCGTTCACAGCGCCGTTGCGGAATGTGTTTCCGACCGTGTTTTTCGCCGGGGTGATCCTAGCGCCAAGACGCGCACCCGCAGCCGGATACATGCCATCACCCGATGAAGTGGAATCGAAATAGGTCAGGTAATTGACCGTTGCAGATGACACGGCTTGGATGCCTTCGAACATGGGCCAGACAGACGACAGGGAACCAACGCGCGTCACTCGGTCCCATGCGGAAAGATAATATTTGTGGGTCAAGTTGGCCGCGAGATAGGTTTGCAGCAGCGTCGGCATATTGATCAGCAGGCCAACACCAGCCGCCAGAGATCCTGACAAATAGCCGTGAATGCCTTTCTTGCTCGTGCGCTCAAGGTTGAAGTTCGTGCCATCCGCCCGGTCGAAAATCGCTCCAAGCGTTGTCGCATCGCCCGAACCTATCAGCGCCGCCGCCTGCGTTGTGGCGATGTTGGGGATGACGCCAAGGTCAGACGGCACGCTCGCCGTGCCAAGCCCGCCCAACGAGTGCGCCACGTCGATCAGCATCAGCGCGCCGGTTACAGGCAAGATAGGGTCATCCAGCAGCAGCTTGCCGGTGGTCGATGTGAACGTGTCGGGGAGAATGAGTTTCGTGCCCATGGTTTACCAGCCTCGTGCTTTGATTTGACGCGCCAAGAAGTTGCCCGCGACGGTGTAGCCTGAGGCGTTCAGGTGAACCGTGTCTGACCGCAGGCTGATCGGGATAGTGTCCGCCGCGACGTCGGTCGTGTCCTGCGCGATGGGTGTCAGGCCAGCATCTGCAAGGCCAAAGTCGATAAGGTAGCGCCGCAGATCAACGTACCGGTCGCCGAAGGTGCGCTGCAGTTCCGCATTGACCGCCGCGATATTCGTGTAGGCCGATGACGGGGAGCCTTCGCTCGTGCCATTGCAGACAGACACGACAAGCAGCCGCTTGGTCAGCGGAGACAGATAGTTGACCATGCCAAGGATATAATCCCGCGTGGCAATGTGCTGCGTTCGCGTCGAACGGCTGTCATTCCGGCCCGCCCAGATGATGACCGTTTTATCCTTGGCCGTCACGGCTTGGTCGATGATGAATTGCGTCCCGGCTGCGCAGGCAGTGACACTCCCCGCTGTTGTGCGGGTAAAGGTCCAGTTGCCCGAGCCATCCGTGGAAATCGTGCCGGGGATACCTGCCAGAGTGCCGACAGAGGTTCCGGTGTAGGTGCCCGAGTCATACAGGATATTGGTCGACTTGACCGTGACAGACACGCCGCCAGAAGCCGGGATTTGGTTTGACGTGACTGTCACGGTGATAGACAGCCCGCCCTGCCGCGCTGCGATCTGGTCGGTGGTTTGCCCGCCGATGCCACGATTGTTGACCGTGCGGCCCAACGCAGTTGCAAGGATGGCGGGGTAAGTTGTCCCACCGCCGCCCGCGCCAGCCGTCATGCTGTCGCCCCATGCCTCAATGGTGGTGGAGGGCAAGAGGCCTGTCATAGCAGCGCCAGGAATGACAGCATCATTGGCAAGGTTCGCCCAGAACGTGCCGTCCGCTTTCAGCCCGAAGCCCAGCCGCCCGAGTACATCCCGAACACCCCAGACAAACCCGCTTTCCGGGGGCAGCGCGGTATCCCAAGAAAGGCCGCTGGGAAGCAGCCGCGCTTGCGCCGCAGAGTTCAAATTAGTTGCAGGAAGCTGCAGATCAGCGCGCGGCGAAAACCATGTCTTGCCCGCCGTGTCTACGCCAAGCGCCAAGCGGTTGGCCGCATCCTGTACGCCCCAAACATAGCCACTTTCCACCGCAAGCGTATTGGCCTGAAGGTTCCCTACGCGGCTCGTGAAAGTTGTGGTGGGGAGCTTGGCAGACAGCCCCGTTGCGCCGATCCACTTCCAGCCCGCAGGGGAAGCCGACCATGTGAACCGGCCCGCATTGGCGACCGTGCCGCCTACAACTGGATCGGTATGCGTCCCCGTGTCCGCGTCCAGCACCTCCGCACCCTGCCCTGCCGCCGTGCCGGTGATGGCGTTGAGCGCAGTCCAGGTGGCAAGGGTGTAGGCTGACGATTGCGCATTTGCTGCGCTGGTTGCGGCTGCGGTAGCTGACGCGGTCGCTGCGGCGCTATCGACTCCGGTCTGCACACGGTCCGCGGCGGTCTGGCCCCGGTCGCCTGCCGTCAGGACTGACGAGGCCGCAGCCGCAGCGGCTTCCGCCGCTGCCGTCTCCAATGCCGAAGCCAGCGCCACCGCGTCCAATGCGCCTTCAATTGCTGCGGCTTCGGTGATGTCCAGAATCTCGATCTGGGCCACAGCCGTCCGGTGATCATCGGTAAAGCACTCGACATATGGCCGCACGTAGACCGTCGTTTCTGACAGCGTGACATCGACCTCGAATGGTGCGGTCGGCGCCAAGGCAAACGTCGCGCTGAAGTGCCAGATGCTGTCGGCCACCGACAGGACCCGATCCTGAAGGATCGAAATTCCGACTGCCGCAAAGCTATCGTCCAGTCGTCGAAGCGCCAAGCGGACCGTATTCCCAGATGGATCGGCAGCATCAGTCAAGCGCTGCACGTAGGCATGGGCGCGGTACATCCGGCCCACCTGCACTGGCCAAGCCGCACGGGGTGCCACCAACGCCGCCACACCATCCAAAATAGCTGCAAGACCCAAGCCAGAAACCACAGAAGTCGTGATCCCCGCGGTCTCAGTGATTGCCGGTAAGCCCTCTGGAGCACCATTGGCTATAGTGACGAAGGAAGTTGGCGCCTCCCCGGCTCGAATTGCCGATCCACCCATTGCAGCGCGTAAGACCTCGTCGGCGTTTTCGCGGGCCGTGGCTTCTGCACTCACCACCGCCGTGATGGCCGCCGTTCGGGCTGCGACCTCGGTGGCCCCGTGGCTGGCAATGGCGGCATCGCGGTTGGTGACCTCGGTCGCAATCGCGGTGCCGATGGCCGTGTTGCGCGCCGTGGCCTCACTCGCGACGGCAGCGGCGATGGCAGCATCGATCGCACCTTCGGCCGCCGTGACGCCAATAGCCTGTGCAGCCCCAGTCCCTGTGACGGGCAATGTGGTCATGGTTTACCTCGTGGATTAAATGGTGCCGATCAGGCGGCGAAGCCGGGTTTTCGTCAGGGCGGGCCAGAAGCCTGGAATGACGGGCGAGGCGTCAAAGGCCGCCGTCGTGCCGTCGCCATAGGTGGCCAGCAGATCCATCACGCCGGTGATGCCCTGCATCGTGGGCACATCGGCGGCACGGGTCGCTGCAGCCCCGGTCGTGGGTATCCAGGAGGAGGCTGCCGCCCCGACCTCAAGCTGCGCATTGGTGACAGAACCTGTCACCGTCAGGGTCAGACTGCCCGCCGATGGAGTGAAGGTCAGCGTTACCAGGTTGCCCGCCCCAGTACCGACCAAGGGTCCTGCAGTGCTGGCCCCGCTCAAGGTGACCGTGCCAGTGCCGCGGAAGGATAGCGTGTGCGGCACTGCCGTGACTGTGGCGGATTGGGTCGACAGCGTCGTGCTGTTCAACAGCAGGTTGGTGGCCGAGGGTTCAATCAGCAGCGCCCGCACGCCGCTCAGATAGTCCAGGCGCGGCACGTTGATCGCAGCGGTCTGGATGACATTGCCGGAATCGACATAGGTTGCCGTGCTGGCCCGCGCCAGACCCAGCACATTGCCGATGGTCCCGGCCACCTCGGCCACCGCATAGGTCACATTCTGAAAATCTGCATCATAGCGCGCCACACCCAAGGTGGCCTCGATCGGCGTCGAGCTTACCCAGGTCGAGGCCGAGGCCCCGATGGCACGGGCGCGGATCGTGTAATCGGGGCCAAGCGTGATCGCGGTCAGAAACCCAAAGACCTTGCTGGCGCCGTCCCTTATCTCCGCGTCGATCAACCCGCCCGGCGTCCAGTCCCCAGCATCCGCCTTGAACTGCCATTCATAGGTGACAGCCGAGGCGGAGGTCGAGGGGTCAAAGGCAAACCGGATGGCGGGCGCATAGGCGTCACCAATCCGGATCGCCACGGCCGCGCCGGTGGTGGTGGTGATCGCTCCGGGTGGGGCCATGGCAGGCACAGTCCCGTCAAACGTGACCGCCGTGCGGGGCTGTTCGTCAATGGCGGGCGTCCAGTCAAAGTCTTCTGCGGCGATTTCCTCCAGCACGACGGGCACGCGCATCGCCACCCCGCCACCGGCCTCCTCGCCGGCCGACAGACCGGGATTAGCCTTGGTCACGCGGTAGGTACCGTTCAAGATCGTGTAGGGGGCCGGGAAATCAACTGTCACGTTGCAGCCAGCAATCAGCTTGAAGGCCTTCGGCGGCAGCGTGCAGGTGATCTGCCGTTGTGCCCTCTGGCGATGCGCGGTCAGCTTCTGAATCCGCATGGCTTGTGTGGCCGACTTCACCAAAGGCAGCGCCAGTTGAACCGACTTCAGGGTGCCGCCATCGGCATCCTGTGCGTCCGGTACGGTGTAGTCCGTCAACTCGCTGGTGCGCCAGTCGCGGGCCGGATCGGTGAAGGTGCAGCGCACGGTGGTCGCCAGATCACGGCCCGGCTTCAGGCTTTGAAACTCGATCCCTTCCGCCTCGGTAATGTCACTGACCGTCATGACCGGCGACGAATAGACGCCTGGAATGATGCCCAACCGCCCGCCAACCCGCACCGGGTCCGCCGCCCCGGCGGTGAACAGGGGCAGAAGCTGGTCCATCAGTTCCGATCCATCGAAGACCAGCCCGCCATGCACCTCATACCGCAGCTCGGTGCCGCCTGCATTCAAGGTCACCGCCTGATCCGCCACATCCGCTGCCTCGGAAAACAGATCAACCGTGACCTGCCCCAGCGGATAGGGCTGGATCGGGTTTTGCCGCACCGCATCCAGCGTGCACAGCGCCTGGTTGGCTGACCATTCCCAAGTGGTCGCATCATCCGGGTCTTGCACCCCGTCGCGCGGATCCCAGACTTTCGAAAACCGGCCCTCAATCTCCACTTCGGGCGGAAAGGCCGGCCAGCGTTCGGCTCGGCTCTTGTTGCCCCCCGCATCCAACCTCAGCCACAGGATCGTCAAGCCCTGACCGGCATCGGTCGGCAGGAACAGGTCTGGCGCCTCGGCCGTGATCGTCAGGGGCGCTGCGGTCTGGCTGCCCAGACCGGCCCAGACCGTGACATAGCCCGCAAAGGGTGCAGCACTGGCCACGGCCCCTGCTCCGACCAAATCGTACATGTCGCCGGTCAGGGTACATTCGCGCTTGTCGAAGAAGAGCTTCGTGATGGCATCGCTGGGGCGGCTATTCAGGATCATGGCGCAGTACAGATACTGACCCTTCACCCGCCATGCCGGGGCACCATAGATGCGCGGAGCACCATAGATGAACCGCTTTTGCGGCAGACTGACCGGGAACTGCGCCTGTCGAATTAGTTCCGGCCCCTTGGGCGTGCCGGCGACGGCCTTGCCGATTGCCGACAGCAGCATCGACCCGCCAAGTTGCACCAGGAACCCGCCGACCAGCGTTTGGGAAAAAGCAAATCCGGCAATGTAAGCGCTCGCCGAAGCTCCGGTTGCACCTGCGCCGAACACCCCAAGGACGTATGAAATCGTCGCAGGGTCCGACCGGACCGGCAACGCGGTGGTGCAAAGCAGCGCGGCAAGGACGATCGATTTCAGACCCATGCCCGTTCCACCTCTGTCAACAAGACGAAGCCGCGCCGCGACTTGGCGGCCCACAGGCCCGGCCCAACACCGAACGCCAGCGACCGGCCCCAAACCCCCGCAGCGAGCCCCAAAGCCCCGACCCGGCCTGCCACCGCGTTCAAACCGGCCTGCCTAGCCAGCGCTTCTGCCATCGCGACCCATCCCCCCTGCGCCTCGATCAGGTCGCGGGCCTCTTCGGCCGTTGCATAAAGACCTCGCAAGGGGGCCATCGGATCGACGCCCGTCAGGGTGGCAAAGGCCGAACATGCGCTAGCGCAGCAGTCATGCGTCCCCCAGCGCCAGGGATGATCCATGGCGGCGGCGGCGGCTTGCATCGGCGTCATGCTTCAGGCCAACTCAGGCTTGCGGCTTCCGCCTCGTTGTTGATGAACAGGCGCCCGAACGTGTCACCTGGATAGGCCGCGACCTGCTCCTCATAGCTGTGATAGACCGACGCCCGCGCGCGGGCGCTGGGTCCGGTCGCCACCTGCAACTCAATGCCGTGGACGATCTGCAGGCCAGACTTGCTGGCCGCATATTTAAGGGCATCCATGTAGCCAACAAAGACCTCGACCGGGTCGGCGACCAGAACATTGCCACCCCGTGTCGTCACACAGCCAAACAGGACCCGGGCGGCCAGATTGCGAATCTGATCTTCCATCCGCTCCAAAATCGCAGCCGGAAGGCCCAGCAAACGAAACGTGGCAGCGGTGGCGGCAAGTGATGCCTGTTCCTCTGGCAACTGGATTTGGCCGAACTCTCCCACGCCAATCCAATCCGCTGCCTCGAACTCGATCATTCCCACACCCGAATGCGCGAAGACTGGTGCGCCGGGCCAATCGAGATAGACCATGACCACCGGATAGAACTGCCCACTGTCGAGCTCCGCCTGCATGGACGGGGGAATGGTGCGGATCAAAGCCATGGATCCACCTCGGTAAACCCGCCCGCCACTTCATCGGCGAACATTTCCGAAAAGGACAAATCGTAAGACCAGTTCGCGCTCATTGGCTGGACCGGCTCCGACATGCTGACCAGTTCAAAAGCAGCGGTTTCCGTGACGCCTATGTTGACCCGGCCAGACCCGGACAAGGCCGACATCAGGCGGATCGTCGCTGCACCCGAGCCATCCGTCACGGTGCTGCGCATCACGCGGGCCGTGGTGCCGGTGGTGGCCGTGATCGGGCTGAACAGCGTCAGCAGGTCACCGGCCCGGGCAATCAGTGTGTTCGGCGGGGCTCCGGTGATCGACAAGGCCGGAAAACCGCCGCCATCGGTGGTGGCCGTCCCCAGCAGGGGCTGACCTGTGAACCACGTCACATTGCCCGTGTTGTCCCACTGCACATCAGCGTCAGTCCCGGTCTGCCACGCCACAGGCTGCGACTGTCGGCGGGGGCGCAGCCGGCAATCATCAACCAACCGATTGACGGGCAGGCTGACGAGCCGCACCAGACTTTCCCCGCCTTCCAGCAGAAGCCGCAGGTTCTCCATATAACCGGCTCCGTCCCGATCCCCGGCCAGGCCTTCGACCACCAGCTGCGTTGCCCGCCGCTTGCGCTGCGCGGCACTGATCATCCGCGCCCCAGTAAAGAATGACCGGCTCACGTTGATCGGCGCACGCTCGAACCAGGGCGAATATGCCGTGATCCGCACCGGGGGAAAGGCATAGACCTTCGTCATTTAAAGGCCCCGGTTTCGCGGCTCAATTCGACCGACTGACGCACGGCGGCCGAGGCAATGCCCGGGGCCGCGCGCGCCACGACCCTGCCCGCTGTATCTGTAACAAAGGCACCAAGCGCGCCCGTAGAGGCGTCCATCGTTACAGTGATCGCCAGAGCGCCGCCCTGCCCGCGCAAAGCCGCTTGCGCCTGCGGGACGTTCAGCACGGCACCATTGCGGGATGGGACGAAGATTTCCGAATTCGGCGTGTTCTCATTGATCGCATAAGCCGATCCGGAATTGACACCGCCGCCGGATGCCCTCTTGCCAGTAATCAGACCGAACAGGCCACCGATCAGCCCACCACCCTTGCCGCCCATAATTCCCGACAGCGGTCCGGATCCAAACACCAAAGCTTCAAGGGCCGCCCGCTTGATGCTTTTCGCGATCGCATCGAAGGAATTGACGCCATCGAGGGCCAGATCGAGAAAGGCTTCCTTCATGTCCTTGTTGACGCCCTTAAGGTATTCGGCCGCATCGCCAACCTCCAGATATTTGCCCTTTGTCTGTTCGAGGCCCCGATTGAAGGTGTCCTGGGTGATCAGCCCCTCATCCAGCAGCAGGTTCAGTTCGGCCACTTCCTTGGCGTATTTATCCGCCTCAGTGCGGGTGGCTTCAAACCACTTGGCAGCATCGCGCTGCGCGTCTGTGATCCCGCCGCCGCCACCGCCGCCCTTGCCACGCCCGGATCCCCCAACGTCTGGAACAATGGGCGCCGTGCCGAGGCCGGAAGGAATCGAGCCATAGGGCGACCGCGTCTTGCCACCGTATTCCGGAAAGTTCATCGATGTGCTGGGCCCGGGCGCGTTGAAGCCGCTTGCCGGGTTGCGGCCCATCATGCTGGCCGACCAGACGGCGTGCGCTGCGTCATCAGCTTGCGCTTTCAGGGTCGCCAATCGCCCACCCAGGGACGCCAGAACCGAAAGAGCATTGCTCATATCGATTCCGTCGATGTTGTCCAGCGACCTCAGCAGCAGCTCTGCCTTGTCGATATCCACAACGATGGCTGCTGCAAAATCTTCCGCCGTCATCCCATTGTCGCGCAGATCGATTGCCAGCTGCTGCATGTGGGTTGAGATATCCGCCACATCCTGCGCCAGCGCCGGAAAGCCCGCCTCGACAAACACACCCGCCTCGTTACCTATCGCCTCTGATGCCTTGTTCGCAGCATCCGTCAGCGCCTCGTGTTCATAGGCCAGATCGCGGACGGCTTGCGAGGTTGCACCTGCCATGTTTTGCTGTGCGGCCTCAGCCAACGCTGCAGCCGCGGCGGATGCATCCACCGCCCAGGTCTTGAAAAGGGTGCTGATGCGCGCTGTCAGAACCTCGAACTTGTCATCGAGTTCCGCCGCCTTTTGCGCGACTTCTTCGTTGATGACAACACCCGCTTCCTGCGCTGCGACCTGCATCTCCTTCAAGCCTGCCGACCCACCAGCCAGCGCGAGCACCATGGCCTTGCCACCCCGCCCGAAAGCTTCGGTGATCAGCGACAAGCGCGCAGCCTCATCCGGCGTGCGGCGGATCAGATCAGCAAAGTCTGCCAGGATATCCGTGGTTGACCGGATGTTTCCGCCCGCATCCTTGATGGCGATCCCATTGGCGGCGGCGATCTCGCCGAACGTCCCCGACCCCCGCGCCGCGTCCCCAATGTTTTCGCTCAGCTTTTCCATGCCAGCAGAAAACTCTGCCGCTGAGACACCTGCCTGCTGCATCCCGAATTGCAGCGACTGGAACTGCTCAGCGCTCAAACCGATCCGGTCTGCAGCGTCCACCATGTCGGCGATGTCGGCAATCGTGCCCCTTATGCCCGTGGTCATCGCGGCAAACGCTGCCGTGATGGCGCCAACGGCCAATCCCTTGACGAAGCTGGACCCAAAGCTGGCCGCACCGGCCGTCGCTGCCCGAAGGTTATCGCTGATGGTCCGTGTGGCAGCGCTCGAATCTTTCTCCGCCTGCCGCGCGAACTTCGCGATCACGCGGTTGTTCTTTTCCATGGCACGCTGGAACTCGGCATCCTTGGCCTGCAGCAGGATCGTGATCCGCTCTAGTGCTTCATCAGCCATATTGCCTCACCAGTTCCGCGTAAGTTTCCACTGACATCGCCTCGGGCTCGCCGTCCGAATGCGCCTCGTTCCAGCCCGCCACCAGGTCCTCGGTCTCCCGCGGCGTCAGGCCACGGATTTCCGCAGGCAGGCGCCCCATCACGCCGCAGAGGTTGCGGATCCGTCCGGTGGCGTCGTAGCGTCTGGCGCGCTCACGCTTGTCGCTCGCGATCCAGCTTTTTTTTTTGGCTTGTCCAGCACAGCCGGAAGGAAGGTCACGCCCAGAACGCGCCAGGCCGTCGCGCGCAGTGCAAGGTTTTCCGACGGGGGAACGGCGGCTAAGACCTCGTCCGCCATGCGGTCCGACATGCCGCCACCCACAAGGGCCAGCGCCAGAATATCCCGGACATGCCGCACCTGGGGCGAGCCCTTGCCGCACAGCTGATCCCACAATTCGAAGATGCCGAACGGCGCGTGCTGGATCTCGAACCGCTCGATCTCGCCGTTGCGCAGTAGAAACCGGCGACGAACGCCGCCGATTTCCTCCTCATAGGTGCCGGTCTGTGCGATGGCCACGATCAGGAGGCCGTGAAGGTGACGACACCGGTCGAGGCAAGCGAAACGGCATAGGTCACGCCGCCAGCCGCCTCACCGCCCCATTCCAGCGACGACATGAAGAAGGCGCCAGCAAAGGTGCCAAAGGCCGGAATGATAAGCTGAAAATTCGCCACCGGCGGCGTCAGCATGGCGACGGTGTTGGCCCGCAACTCTTGCGCGCTGTCCTCAAAAAAACCGTTGCCGCTGACCGAAATACGCTTCACGCCGTCCAGCACCTCGGTCCACATGGCACCACCCGGCGTCGTGCAATCCGGCGTGGTCACGTCGATTTCCTCGTTGTTGATCGTCAAGCTCTTGGCGGTCAGCCCGCAGAGCGTGGCGAAAACTTCCGTACCGCCGCCGTCGCCGATCTTGACCAGAAGCGACCGGCCCTTTTGCTTTGCCATGATTGGCTCCTATGTTTGGAAAGGGCCGGAGGCCCGGATGCCTTGCCGAAGGGCGGTCAGGCCACGTCGAGCATCGCCGTGAAGGCGACGCGCGCCGTGTAACTCTCGCCATCCACATCACGCGTGGCTGTGAAGGTTTCGCAAAAGGTCCAGGCATTTTCATAGCCCGTGATCGTCAGTGTCTGATCATGCAGAGCGCCCTGGATGGCGTTCGCCATCATGGCCGCCGCCACCCGGCCCGCCTCGCCCGGAGTGGACTTGGGGCGCGAATGGCCTTCTATGCCGAAGGTGATCTCGAAGGCCTCTTTTCCGTCCGTATGAAACGGCTGGGCAATGATTTCTCCGATGCGGATATAGGGAAAGACCACGGCCGGTGGCGGCTCATCATAGACCCGAACATCAACAAGGGCGGCAACCTCATAGTCTGACTTCAGCGCCACGATCAAGGCAGCCTGCAAAGCCAATGCGGGGCCTTCAGCCATTGAACACCGCCTTCACCGCCTTGTTGACCGCCCGCTTTGCCCGCGCCTTGTGTTTCTTTTTGGTGACCGCCAACGCGGGGTTTACGAAGGGATGGTTCTCTTCGATCACCTTGGATTTTTGCCCGAAGTCGCACAAATAGCCGCCATCCGCCTGCACAGTGCCCTTGATGTCACCGCGGCTGGCCCCGGTATCGACGTTGATCAGCACCTTGGCCAGGTTGATCAGTTCGGACCCGCTCTTGGCCGTGGCCGCGTCCAGCCCATCCTTGACGGATTTCGGCAAGCGCGCCAGTTTGCGCATGATCCGGTCTGCCCCAATCACACTCATGCCGACACCCCTGTTTCGATGACGAACTCAAGCTCAGTGCGATCCCGGCCCACATCGCCGATACTGCGTACATTCCACACCCGATCTCTGGCCAGAACCCGATCCGCCTCGGTCAGCGTCCGTGACGAAGGGCTGCGCCGAATCCGCATCGTGGCACTGCGGGATGCCTCAATCCGTCCGGCGGAAATGGCCTCGCGTCCCGGTGTTTCGAGGATATCCGCCCAGACTGTCAGATAGTTCACCCACCCGTTGACCGTATTGCCATAGCCGTCGATCCCCGGCGTCAGACGCTGAAACGTCACCCTGTCGCTGAAATTACCAGCCGGCGCCATGGTCGGACCTCCCCAAGGTCAGGCGAAATTGCGGTGGCTGCGCAGGATCATCTCGACCCCCCACGGCACTGCGCTCATCGACTGCGGCGCACCGGCTTCGCGCTGCTTGAACCACCAGCCGGCCAGCATCTTTATGGCAAGCTTGATCGTCTCCGGGCATCCGGCGTCGTCGGGAGCGGCTGTCCATGACAAGGTCACAGCCTCGGCTCTGACATCCGTATCAGGCCAGTCCTGCAATGGTTCGATAGCCTCCCCGGCAAGCCGCCAGGCGTCGGTCGCCAGGTCTTGCGACACGCCATTTGCGTCGACATAAGTCAGGCCCGAAATGACCGCGACAGGCCCGAAGGGAACCTTGATCACGCCAGCAGGAAACGCCTCAAAGGTGCAGACCCAATCGCTTGTCGCCACGGCCCGCCAGATGCGACGCTCGACCAATTCGCTGGCGGCCACGATGAAGCCCTCCAGCGCATCGTCTTCTGCCGTGTCATCGACATGGCAGTGCAACCGCAATTCCTCCAGCGTGACCGGAAGATCAGACAGGGCGGTCAGGCGACG